GCTGCTGAGCACGCTTAGGTCCAACACCAGGCACACCAGGGACATTATCGCCACTATCGCCCATAAGACACTTAACAGAAATATATTGTTCTGGTTCAAATGCGTAGTGATCATTCCAGCTATCCCACGTAACTTCTTTTCTAGTAACATAACTAAATCTCCCTACACCAGGCTTAATTAATAAGTCCCAATCTTTATCGCTGCTCATCAACCAAATCTCATCGACCCCCAGCTTACGTTTTTTGCCAACTATGTAGGCAGCAATATCATCTGCCTCAACGCCTTGAAATCGCAACACTGGATAATGTTCACTAAGCAGTTCTAGTGTACTAGTAAAATCTTCAAAGAATAGTTCAAACTCAAGCTGCTCAGCTTCAGTTTGTTGTTCGTACTTATCTTTACGATTTTGTTTGTATAGTGGATAAATAGCTTTACGATAGCTGCTAGACCCTTGATCTGCTGCTATGATAACCCACTTGGCTTTATAACTCTTTTTTAGGCTTTCAACAGTGCGTAAGTAGTCCTCTGCAAAATCTCTAGCTCCGCTATGTTTATAGCGAAAAGCAAGATTAAGTGCATCGACTACCATCAGTGTCTTTTCGGTTGTTTCAAATTCTGTAAAAGGTTTCATATCATTTTTTAGAGTGTAATCTATTATTATATCACTGTTGATAAGCCGTGTCAAGATACAAATTTAAGTGTGCTTATGTTAAGCCAATCTTCTAGGAGGAAAATATAAAACTCATAATCGTCGGCATTATACATTAGCCAGCGTTTTTCTAGTAATGCATCATCGTCAAATACCACAGTAGCCACAAATAATTTACTGCGATCATGCTTGAATATAAGTAGTGGTAATTTATCTACTTGTAGGGCTTGACGCTGAGTTTGTTTCCACCACTCGATCAGTTGTGGAGTTTTATGTGTTAATAATCCACTATTAATATGGTCATCTGCATAACCTTTTACTTCCACACAAAACCTGTTAGTTTGCCCAGGTACGTATAGGTCGCCTTTAAGCTGATGTTTAGGGTCAAGAGCACCTGACCCAGGTACTCTTTCCCAATTTAAACCAGTGTGCTTACGCAACATGTCACGTGCGATAGTTTCTGTACGCGCACCTTTTTGACGACTATCTACCACTGGTAGCCTCACGCACATGTTTTGCCAGTCTGTTCCAATCAATACTACCGTCTGGGTTAGTATACAGTGTTTGACTAGCTTGATCTGCTTGTTCAATCTTTTGCTGCGCTTTGTCAACTTTTTTACGCTTACGCTCTAGCAATTTTTCAAATCTTTTAGCTCGCATTATGCTATCCTTCAATACGAGATACGTTATTACGTTTGATAACATTTATTTTTTCCAGCAGGGGATGGCTAAAACCGTGGCTGACTAGGAATGTGTTTAAATGTTCCTCGCCTAGTAACACTTCTACTAGCTTTTCTTTACCATCTACATCTAGTGCTTCTACAGTTTCATCTAAGATAAGTAGGTTAATTCGGCTGCTGCTTAGGGTTTGCATTAATTTTCTAATAGCAAGCAGTGTTGCTACATTTACCCTGGCTTTTTCACCACCACTAAGTGCATTAATGTCAATATCACGACCGTTATCTGTAATGATAACATTAAGTTTATCACTACTGTTTACCTTAAAGCCAATCTGAAATCTACCATCACTTAAGTCCACAAGATACTTATTAGTAATATCTTCTAGATCTTTTACTAAACATTCTATTTTATAGGCTACTAGTCCAGTTGTTGAAAACGTTTTTGTAAGTACTTGCAGTATACTCATTCGCTCATTCATAAGATTAAGCTGAAAGCTATGCTCTTCTAGCTCTGCAGCCATCTCCTGCAACTGTTGTTTAATAGTTTCTACACGACTATTATGTTGCTGAACTTTTAAGTTATTTTCTTCTGCTAATTTAATACGTTGCTGCGTTTCTTCCAAAGTTTTTGCTAGATGATTATATTTGCTTTGTAGCTCATCTTTTACTAGTGTTTTCTGTGGCAGTGAATTATCTATTAATATATGAAGCTTTTCCCACTCCATTTGCTGCTTAACATTTTGCTGATAAAGTTTATCTTGCTGTTCTAGCTCATTACTTGCAATTAGTGCCGTTGCAGCACTTGCTCTAGCTGATTCAACTTCCTCACTTTTATCACTGATCAATTCTGCTACTTTTACACTATCTATTTGACTAAAACAAGTAGGACATATGCCTTGTAAGCTGTTAAGTTTTTTAACAAATGCTTCGCCATCACGCACAGTTTTCATGTGCTCAGCTTGTTCTTGCTGCAGTCGTTTAATGTGCTGTTGATCTATTTTAGCTGGGCCTGGTATCTTTAGCTCTATGCTATTAAGTTGCTGCTTGTAAGTATTGTTTTGTATAATCTTACGATTAGTCTTGTCTAGATTAGCAATCTCTAATTCTAGTTCGGCTACTTGTTTGGGCAGCTCGCTATCTAGGGTTTCTACTATGTGAAAGCTTTTTACGGTTAGATCAGTTCTTTCGTACTTGTCCAGCCAATTATTAATAGTAGTAATTTTAGCTTGACACTCGGCAATTTCTTTGCCAAGCCCTAAGGTAACTTCCTTAAAAACTTCACTTGCGCGAGTATACTTTGTTAAGTTTAAGATTTCTATAAGAAACTTTTTACGTGCTGTATCTGCACTAGTTAAAAACTCTAGACTACTAGCATTACTTTGGTAAACAATTTGTGCGAAACTTTTGTGATCTATACCTATAATATCTTCAATAATTTTATAGGTTTGTGTAGCTGTATGACCACTAATATCATTGCCATTTTTTAATAACTTAACAGTTTGCTGTGTGCCACGATTGCAGCGTATAGTATACTCATTGCCATCACGTTCTAAGTCTAGTTCAATAGTATAGTTTTTATCTTTGATATATCTGTTTAATATATCTGATTTTTTAATACCTTTACTATTTTTATTAAATAATACTTCTTCTAGGATAAGTGCTATGCTACTTTTTCCGTGACCATTTTTACCAACTAGTTGTGTTAGTGGGGCTTTTACAAAGTTGATAACATTACCAGCCCCATAACTAAAACAATTACTCCAACGTAGTTCTTTGATTGTTATCATTTTTCCAAAACTTCTTTTTATTTAAAAAGCCCAATTGCTCTACTAACAAGATTGCGTTCTTGGCTTGTTCATAGTAGTCAAACCAACGTTCTTGATCACCACACTCGCGTTCAGCCATTATTCTAGCTACATAGATCATATTTGGGTGATACTCATTCATTTTCTATTTTATCCAGATGATTTTGCACCTCAACCGCAGCACGCTCTACAACCTCCTCAGGCAGGGCTAGTATATAACGTAAGTATTCGCGTACTTCTTCTAGGAGTGTCATCTCACTATCTAGCATAAGCTGTACATCGCTTGTGCGCTTGATTACCTTGCGGTCAATTAACTCACTGTCCTCCAACTCACCTAACTCTTGCAGGTCGCCCTCAACTTGATAAATTGTGTGATGATAGTCGGTTGGCGGTTTAGGGTCACTAGCACCAACAGTTTTACGTATAAGTTGTGGTAATTCTAGCTTAATCCAACTATGTTTTAGTGTATCTGTATCTAGTAAGATTACACCTGTGTCAACAGGTTGACGATGAAAGCTAGTAGTAACAGGGCTGCCGGGATAGAGAATATTGAGCTGACAATTTTCATAGCTATGTAGGTCTCCGGCTAAGACAACGTCCCAGCCACTAAAAATTTTTAAATCTACTTCAGGCGTTACATGTGGAGGTATTGCACCACGAACGTGTGTGCATAATATTTGACCACCTTCAGGCCAAGGATTGTTCTGTTCAAAGTCCTTGAGCTTGTTGTATGGAACAAACTCTATGCCATAGTCGCTATAGTAGTCATCTACTACTATAACTTTGCGATTCATTAAATTAGTAGCTCGTGCTAAATTTGTTAAAAACGTTGTGGACTTTTTAACAGCTTCATGATTACCGCTGTATATGATTGTGTTAATATTACAGTGACTAATCATATCAAAGTAAATCTCTAACTCATCCATACTAGGTAATTTATCAAACACATCTCCGCCTATTACAAATAAGTCAGCTTTAGTTTGTTGCTCAGCCAGTTGTTGCCACAACAATTTATATCTATTTCTAGCCCAATCTACAGGTACATTCTTTTGCCCTAATTTTATATGAATATCGGCTGTAAATAATACTTGCATTGTTTTTCCAAATAGAATGGCCCAGTAACCGAAATTACTGGGCCCTGTTATTAACCTAACTCTTTGATGGCTTCAGCTTGACTTTCGTCTAAATCATCTTCTTCAGCACTAGCTGTGGTGATTTTTTCTAAGAGAGCTTTAACTTCATCTGCTGTAGGTCTTGGAAACTTGTCGTCAATGTTTTGTGCACTATCCGCAGCTGCTCGTTCTGCCTCTGTAAGGGCACGAGGCTTGCAACGTAATACTTGTAGTGTGTATTCGACATTAAATGCAAGTGGGCCAGTTTTTTGACGCTTAAATACTACATCCCAGCCTGTATCATAGTCGGTAGGATCACCTAAATCTTCTGCTGCTGTAAGAATTTGTTCAAACAATTTCTTCTTTAGATTAAGTGCTTTGACCTTACCATCCTTAGGGTCGATACAGTTAATAGAGTAGCTCCAGCTGCATTTTAGATCAGGATAGTAATCAGGTACATGATCCTTTTCTAGATTGTCGAACTTTTCTTTTTCACGGCTAAAGGCCAAGCACTCAATAGGAATGTCTTTATTGTTAGTGCCTTTAGTCCAGTAAATATAACGTGGCAAAACTCCGCCAACTAATCTAACAGTGTTTTCACCGTCTTTGTATTCGTAAGTTTCTACTTTATTTGTAGCTGCTTTACCTTTAGTTTGTTTAAAGCTAAGTGCCATTTATTCCTCGTATTTGAAATATAATTTGTTGTTTGTAATTGTTAATAGCGGATTGTATTTTATTGCGTCGATTTTTAGGTCTGGATAGTAAGTTAAGTCTAAATAGGTGTAACCTAAATCTCTGTACTGCTGATAGCTTCTACGTGCCGCTAGCTGTATATACTGTGATTTAAATAGTATATCTGTGTTACGATCAAAGAAAAGTTGGCCAGGACTAGTTAGAAAACTACTTCCGCCGCCAAATCCAAGTTTAAACCCTTTGTAGTAATCTTCTAGTAATTCAACTAATTTTATTGCGTCGCCTTTAGCGGCATGCTCTAATTTACTAAGGTTGAAGCGGAAACTTTTTCTTTGATTGATCATATATTATAACACAATGTGGTTGGCCAGGCAAGTTAAAATTTCTATACCGATACTATTTCCCAGCCCTTCTTCATGTATAGTCCTAGCCTATCATTATTTTGCTTTTTATCAGCCCAACCACTAAACTGAATATCTACTACAATAGGATCTAGTTTGCCTGGATGTGGTCGCATTATTCTACCTACAATTTGTTCTAGTAAGCTATCATTACTCATTGGTACTGCTAGGATAACACAGCTAAGGATGTTGATTGAGATTCCTTCACTGAAGATTTGGCGGCTACCAGCAATGCACATTTTTTGCTTGGTGAGGATTTGGTCTTTTGCATATTGCCGTTCCTCAAAGCTGGTGTCGCCAGTAACCAACAAACACGTTTCTCCAACATACTCTTTTACCTTTTCTAAGAATTCTACACGATCGGCTACTACTAGTACACTATGTCCGCGTTCAATATGATAACTGGCTAGTGCACTAATATATTTTCTGTAATATTCACTTTGGGTTAGTTCATTGATTTTTTCTACCCAAGGCACATTGTGTTTTAGTGTAATATTACTTTTTACTAAGTGTACTACTGGATTTATAGTATTAGCTTGTTCTGGTTTAAATACTGTTGTACCAAAATAATCCTGAAAAATTACATGTTTACCATCTTTACGCTGCATAGTACCACTTAGTGCTAATCTATATCTAGCGTGAAAAGTATCTATAGTTTGACTAAATGTTGTGGCAGGACAGTGATGTGCTTCATCTAAGATGATAGTACCAAACTCTTTATTTATTTTATCTAAGTTTTTTACTATACTTTGTACATTGCCAACTACAATAAAATGGTCTTCTATGTCAAATGTTCCGCTGCCTATTAAACCTGGTGTTAAGCCAAACAGTGCCTCAATTTCTTCACGCCATTGATCACGTAGTGCTGTAGTATGGGTTACTACAAGTGTTTTTTGTCCCCACTTGCGAGCAATATGTAGAGCAGTGAATGTTTTACCCCAGCCTACTAGTGCGTTAATAAAGCAAGTATCTGTAACTTGATCGTATATCTCTAACTGATCCGGTCTAAGATTATATTTTGCTGTAGGAAATGGTACAGGATTGGTTACTCGTTTATCTACTATAGTATAACCTTCAGGTATTAGATCTGTGCGACCTTGTGGCACACTAAGTATACCACCAGTAAAACTTTTATAGTTTTTAATAGTTTCTACACTAATAAATTTCTTTGATCCAGTATTCTTTTGAATCTTATAAGTTAGTGAATTCATTATAAACTTACTAGCAGCGCTACCTGGATTATCCATGTAGATTCTATTACTAATAATAGCTTTCACACTAGTCTCCAGGTTGGTTTAATTGGTTCACTATAATATCCATACAATAAATTGCTGCCACTATAAGTTAGTATACCGGCATAAGGTTCAGTTTCTTTTGGTACTTGTAGACTTTTAAAGCGTTCAGCTAGACCTGTAATTTCTAACACACACCCTATACCCTGCGCAGGTAAAACTTGTTTAATCCTATATGTAGCCAGCTTGGCGCGCGTAGATTTTTTGTGCTGAAATAGCTGTCCACTGCTGTCAATAAACCAAGTAGTAGACTTGGCTAATTTTATAACATCTTGTAAAAAGTATATTGCTGTACCAATAGGAAATAATTCCTTGCCTATTTGTAATCTACGCAATCCAAGTGTAGGCTTATCAATATTTTTATCATCTACTACGCGATACCTATGTGTAAAGGTTACTGTATCAGCATCTATATATTGTTTACTATAAAACGTCAAGCCGCCTAGCTGCTGCGGCTCACGTTCGCCTAGTCTAAATACGGGCCAGACTATCTCCGTCAGCTTTATAGGTTTCCTCAAAGTGTCCAAAGCTATAATCATCTCCAATATCTTGATCTACGCCAATAGGAAAGCCGGCAATATTGCAGCCCCAATTGTATTGTGTGTTTTTACGTAATATTTCGCAATATTCCTCTACGTGCTCGGTCTTAACAATTGCCACGATTGAGTCATGGACAAGCATGAAGATTCTTGCGTCAAGCTCACACTCTCTAATTTCTCTAGCAGTTCCAATAGCTCCGAGTAAGTTAACGTCACTTGCCAGCGATTGGATTTCTGAATTAATACCACTTCGTACTTCGTGGGCTGCGATTCCTTTGTCACTGCTGAATACATTAGGAAGCCGTCTTTTTCGGCCAAAAAACGAGTAAGTATATCCATTTTGTTGAATAAAGTCCTTGCGCGTGTCTAACCACTGTTTTAGTTTCTTAAAAGTTGTAAAATACTGCTTAATATCATCACGAGCACGATCTACTGGATAATGCTGACCTGTTGCTTTAGTAACTGTTACACTGACTTTATCTGCCCCACTACCATACAAGATACCAAAGCTAATAGCTTTAGCACTTTGACGCATATCTGGATAAAGTTTCTTTACCTGATCAACTTCACAGGGCAAGTCAAACACCATTTTAGCAATACTGCTGTGAAAATCACCGCCATCTGTAAACACTTTCTGCAGGTTTTTATCTCCCGACAATACAGCAGCATAATACATTTCAGCAGTTCTTAAGTCTTGCGAAACGATTTTATAGCCCTCTGGAGCTTTGATACAACCTTTGATAATAGGATCATCACGCGGTATTTGTTGCGCGTTAAACTTTCCACTACTACTAAGACGACCACTAGTGGTAAAGATAAGATTAAAATTAGTACGAATCCTATCATCCCTATCAAGCTCAGGAAGTATTTTGTGTATATATGTGTTTTGGATTTTGGATAGCTTACGTACTTGTAGGATCGCTTTAGGAAGCTCATGTTCTTCACTCAATTGTTCTAGGACTTCTGCATCTGTACTAATAGCGCCTGTACTGGTTTTCTTGCCTGTAGGTGTTAAACCAACATAGTCAAATAGTATACTACGCAGTTGCATAACACTATTTGGGTTAAATATCTTGCAGTTAGCTATCTCAAACTTCTTTACTTCGTCAAAAGTATAAATATGCTGTTTAGCTTCTTCAATTTTAGTAGATAGGTATTTGTCTGCAAGTTGCATACGCTCACGACTAATAGGTATTCCTACTTCTTCCATGTCCATTAAGAATAATGTACCTGGGATTAGTATTTCTGTGTATACTTTGCGTAAGTTGTCGTTCTTTTGAACAATAGGCCAAAACTTGTTAAACAGTTCTAGCGTAACGGCTGTGTCTATACTAGCATATTCACTGATAATATCAAACGGAATTAAATCGTAGGTAAAGTTCTCGTTGAGCATACCGTGTTGACGGCAATATTCTTTTTTAAATTCATCCAGTTTAGCATCATAGTCGCCATAATCTGTGTACTTTAGCGCTAGTTCTTTTAGGCCATGACTATCAGTTTCGTCTAGGACATAATGCATAACCATTGTGTCATGTACCCGTGTACGGTCAAAATCTAAGTCTAGGTGATATTTAAGCATTTTATAGTCAAATTTCATATTATGAAAGACTATAGTAAAACGGCTGCAAATTTCTTTTAGAAGTTCAAAGGTACTCTCACCAATACAATCACAACTAATATATCTGCCGTGATTTGGCTTGTAGCTTATGCTTATTCCTAGCACATAACCGTCGCGTGGATATAAACCTGTAGTTTCTGTGTCTATAGCAACTACACCTTGTGCATTTTCTAAGACTTCTTGAAAAAAGGCATAAGCATCTTCTTCGCGGTCAATACCGCAAAAATCACCTTGCTTAACACCCTTAACTTCACCATTAATATGTTTATGTATTTTGTCTAGGGCACGCTCAAAATCAGGTTTTCCTTCTGGCTTAAATGCCAGCATTGCTGGATTGCTAATAGGTATAAACTTTTCGTTTACCAATTGACCAGCATAGTTAGTAACGCTAGTAATTTTGGCATATTCTTTGGCCGCTTCTGCGCCTACCAAGATCACTAAGTCATAGAGATCAGTATCTATATCAAGATCAACGTCTTTTTTCAGCAATTTAGTAATTGGTTTTGAGCTCATGTGAAAATGCTCAAAATCAAACTGGAAATAATCTTTATATCTGGTTCTGTTAGGGGCTTTATCAATTACGGCAATTTTCATTGAATATACTCTTTTATGCTTGTTACGTCTAGTTGATCTAATTCACCAGGATCAACACCGTCTGGCAACTTTACAATTTCTACTATAAAATCATCTTCTTCTAGTGTTGGCTTAAGCTGTTTTGCTGCTTTTTCGCCTGCCTCATCGCCGTCAAATAAGATGTATATATTTGTAACACCTTGTGCCTTAAATGGTAACAATTTTTGTTTTGCAGTATTTTGCAGTGTATTTGTACCAAAACAGCAGACCGCATTTTTAATTCCTTTATCATAAAGATTAAGCATATCAAACACGCCTTCTACTAGAACTATACTGCGACTAGGTGTTTCTAAATAACTGGGAAATAGTGGCAGTTGGACACCACTAGGGTAATTTATATATCTGGGATTTACGTTACTAAGTGTATGTCTACCAACAAATACCTTAATCTTATTAGTAACATCTTGTATAGGAAATACAATACGATCTTGTAGTTTTTCTACTTGATTTGTATAAAAAGCGTTAAAGTGTTTTAGTGTACTAGCACTAATACCACGAAATGGTTTTGTCCAGGGTGTATGCCCTAGTGGAATTGCTATTTCTTGGCTTGCACTAATTTCTTGTAATTTCTTCTTGAGATTAGCAATCCTAAGTGGCACAGGATTAGTAAAGACCCCAAAATATTTAAAGATGTTAGTTTTAAACCCACAACTAAAACAATGGGCAGCGCCACTAACACGATCGATTCTAAAACTAGGATTATTATCTTCATGTTCTGGATTCAAGCATTTAATTAGGTAGTCTCGCCCGCTTACAGTATAAGCTAGGCCATTCTTTTGTAGTAGCTCTAGGATTGGATCACTCATTTATGCGTCCCAGGGTAGATCTGCGGCTGCGTCGTCTTGTTTTAAGTTTTTCTTTCCGGCTTTTTTAATTGTTTCTTTTTCTTGAGGTTTATCAATACTTTGTGGACTAATTCTAAGGGTTTCCCAGTCTATTGGGCTGGTAAATTTCATCTCTTTGCCGCCACGAATTTTAGTAGTTTCAAAACTAATAGCGTTGCTGCTTTTGTCATGTGCTTCCATTACTAGTGCAATATCTGCGGCATCTAATATACCTTTGGCAAAACGTGCTTCACCAGTTGCATCAATCTGATAAGGGCTTACTAGTACAACTTCATACTTTCTGGCTAAGTTCTTTAGCTTTTTACTAACCTCAATTTGAGGTTTCCAGTCATACATGTCAGCACCCTCAATTACAATTTGATTTAAGTAGTCTACTACTACAACCTGTAACTTATCACCAAATTTAGCTTTAGCTTTACCAATATGTAGGTCGATACTGCTAATAGTTAGGTCTCTATCGTCAACAATAATCATTTGATTGTCTGGTTTTAATTGATGATTACGTACTAGTTGTTCTTCAAATTTAAATCGGTTACGGTGACGTAAAAAGTCTAGTACAGTTTGATCTGATTCTTGGAACATGCCTGCTCTAGCTTTTACCACTTTTAGTACTTCATCGTCAGTTAATTTATTTTGTTTTAATCGCTGTAAGTCCACATTTGCTAATATGCTAAGGTTACGTTCCATAACCTCGTAAGCGGTCATCTCAATTGAGAAATATATAGAACTATTCCCATTCTCATACTGATTAATAAAAATATTACTACTAGTAATACTTTTGCCGCTGCCTCGTTTACCGCCGATGAGTATGAGTTCTTGTCTAGCCACACCGCCAAGTACAGCATCAAAAGTATTATTAAGTCCCAAGTAAACACGCTCTTTCTCCAAATCATCGGGATGCCTAAATAACATCATATCAGCCATAGTAAATACTTTTTCACTGGTATGTGTCTTTTCTTCTATAGTCATAGCTATAGTTGACAAGTTTTCTTTTATTTCATTAGTGTCGTATAGTGGCAGTTTATCTACAAATTTATCTAATAATTTTACAGTTTCGTTTTGTGTGTATTGATCTATTAAGGCATCTAATGCTATTTCTGCTGAAACGTCAGGAACCTCAGTTAAGCGGAGAGTCGCTAACGTCTTAGACGCTGGCCCCTCCCTTAGTGTTAATGCTAGATCATCAAAACTAGGTACCTGATGGTACTTTTCGTAATGTTTATTGATTGCACTGTAAAGAGAGGAATACGCAGGGTCTAAAAATACTAGTTTGAGCCGTGCCCATAATTCTAGGTTTTGCTCTGCTAGTAGTTTATTTAAGACTACTGCACTTGTATCCAAGTTTAACCTACTTTCGATTCATTGTCTATAATTACTTGATCTATAATTTCCGTTACTTTATATAGTACTTCTTCTCGTAGTCGTTTAATATCTTGTTGATAGCTTGCATCTCGTTCAAATAAGAGACTAAGCTGTTCATGTGTTACTAGTTGCTGTAGGCCAAAGTAAATATGGTCATAGGCCATTGTTGACTCAGGCATTACCTCAACTTGTGCTGTACGTCCATAGTTATCAGTAGCTAATTTTACTACTTCTTCTACTGTAAAACTTTGATTGTCATGATAGGTAATTGTAACTTTCATACTGAGCCTAAAAGTAAAAAGGCTGGGAGCTTTTTACGTCTCCCAGCCTGGGTTTTGTTGCTTGTTTAAGCAGCTTTGGCTTCTGCCTTAGCACGCTTAGCAGCACCATCATAGTCTGCAACTTTAATACCACGACGGGTTAAAAGTGTCTTAAGACCACGCTCTGTTTTATCAACAGCAGCTGCAATTTCTGCAACAGTCATTTGATGAATCTTGCTACCTAGTTGGGTAACTGGATCAACATTCTCTTTTGCATAGCTGTTCTTTTGTGCAGGAATCTTAGCAATTTGACCCTTGCGAGTAAGGCTAAGAGCTTTACCACGAACACTTGCTACAGTCTTATTAAGTGCTGCGGCAATATCCTCAATAAAGGCACCTTTTTCAGCCATTGCAATAAACTTGGCTTCTTCGGCATCAGTATATGTACGGGCAACCTCAACTTTTTCAGCAGGCTTTACACTACCAGTAAGCTCAAGTGCTAAAAGCTTACCTTGAATCTGCTTGGCAGTAAACTTGCCATCCATGAATTCTTCGGCGATTTGTTTGTAGGTAAGTTCGCCAGTGTTGCTAATAACAAACTCAGCAAGCTCAGCTCCCTCATCTTCAGTAAAGGCACTAGTTTTTTCTTTGGCCATACTAGCAACTTCTACCTCAAGTTGACGTAGTTTGCTAGCAACGCTACGAGCAGTAAAATCTGCGCCAAGTGATTCAGCAGCATGTTCAACAGTAGCGGCACTAACAGGACGCTGGCTACCAACAAGTTTCATAAGTTGGTCAACAGTAGCGTCAGACCATTTTTTGGCTTTTTCAGTCATTTATATGTTCTCTTAAAAAAGTATTTAAGTTTGTGATGATTTTTATGCCGAGTTGTTCGGCTTTTTTACGTTTTGTACTACTTTTATCTTCTTCGTCAACCAAATAATCCGTAGTTTTAGTTACAGTTTCGCTGATACGAAATCCGTGATCTGTTAGTTGCTTGTAGGCTTCGGCTTTAGTTTTATAAGAAGATAGTTTGCCTGTAATACATACTGTTTTACCACTAGTATTTACAACAGGCGTTTCACTGCGAAATGAAAAAGGTAAAAACTCTCGCATTTCTTGGAAATCTAGTTCAAGCCAGTTAAGTAGGTTTTCTGTTACTTTGTCACCTAGTCCGGCTTGTTTGCAGGTTTCTAAGCTAATTTCATCAATATGATTTACTATGCTAGCGATCTTACCACTAGCTGTTGAACCAACTAGTGGAATACTAAAACTGGCAAGTACTTGATTTAGTGGGGCACTGCGACTCTTGTCAATTTCACTGATAAGTTTTTCAGCAGTTTTAATACTGCCTAGTTGACTAGCAACTTCATCAAGCTCTAGATAATAGAGTTCAGTAATATCAGCTAAACCTAACTTTTCAATAGTTTTTGCACCCATACCCTTGATACCCATACTTTTGCAAAAGTGTTCTACACGCTTGCTAAGTTGAGCATCACATGCTTGGTTGCGACAAAACAATTGATCGTTGACCAATTCAAGTTTGTAGTTACAACATGGACAATGTGTGGGTATTTCAATCTTCATATTCATTTTTTAACTTAAGATATTATTATACAGTATTGACTAAGTTGTTACAAGCTAAAATTTTTGTTGCCTGGGCTAATAAAATTTATGCATCAACTTTGTGCAGTATACAAGGAATAATTTCACCTGCACGTGCTACAGCTACTGTGTCGCCTATTCTAAGGTCAAGGGCTTCAATAAAACCTGGATTATTTAGTGTAGCTCTGCTGACCAGTGCATCTCCAATTTTAACTGGTTCTAAGATGGCCACTGGGGTAACTTTACCACTTTTGCCTACTTGCCACTCTACTGCTAGCAGTTTAGTTTCTACATGCTGTGCACGCTCTTTGCGAGCATAAGCACCACGCGGATGTTTGCTAGTATAACCCATCTGCTCAAATTGATGGTTATTGTTTAGTCTAACAACAATACCATCACTGGGATAAATCTTGGCAAGTTCAGGTTCTAGTACAGTATTAAAGCCTAGTTGTTTAAGCACACGCATATCACCAGACCAAGTTGGATCTAGGTTTGGTGTTATTTGATAGGCAAAGAATTCAATAGCTCTAGTTTTGAACTCCTGCAAATCTTTAAGATTTAAGCTGCCTGCTGCATAGTTGCGGCTATTTTCTACATGCAGTGGAGCTACAATCTCACCAGTGATTTGTACAGTTACATTACCAAGATTAATACGCAGTGGTACTAGACCACCGTGTTCATACATCTTGTCTGTAATAACTTGACCCTCGATACCATCACCACGAGTAAGTGCCTGCACTAGTACACCGTCTACGTACAGCAGGCTAATAGCCGCACCATCTAACTTAATACTAGTAGTAATGTCTAGGCCTGCTAGTGGATCACTTTTGCCTTCATCTTCATAGAACTTTTGCAAGCTGTACATAGGATACTTGTGCTTGGCTTTTTTGCCGTGTACTGCTGCACCAACTTTGTTATAGCCGCAACCCTCTGCTAGCATGTCAAACATGAAGTCTGGAATAGTGGGCGTACCTTGATAGTAGGCCTCACTTGCTTTGTCTAATAGTTTATGTAATTTATTCATAAATAATATTATAGCAGTTTAGGGTCTTTGATTCAAGTTATTTTTTTACAATCTCGTCGTAGAAGAACTTAATCACTTCTTCGCCTTCAGCCTTGGCACAAATATCTAGTAATCCATAGAGTAAGCTATGTATATTTTCTATACTAGCCGGTATACTTATTCCTTCTCTAGATGCTTGCCAATCTCCTTCATAAGTAAGAAAATATTTGCGTAACTGTATATAAGTAACATCTCTAAAATCGTTTATAACTAAACGTACCTGAAAACCTTTTTCTAGGTTTTCCTCTATTAATCTTTCGTAGAGTATATTACTGTCCACGGCTATCTCTTATAAATAATATTTAAGTTGTTGCCAATTGCTGTTAAGTAACCTTGATCTAAAACATTAAAGTACTTGCTTACAAGTTCTTTATGTAGTTCTCTGGCTTCGCTACATTTACCCCACCACCAAGCAGCTATAGCTTTTTGGAATAACAGTCCATGACGTCCAGGATATTCTGTTAAATTAATGTGGTGTGGGTCTTTATCACCAGTAGTTAGTACTAAACCTAAATTAGCATAGGTATAGCTAGGAATCCATTCTTGGCTCCACTCATGATTTCTAGCCATAAAGTAGTAGGCTTCTGGCCTGTAAGGACATATATTAATAGCATGACTAAAAAGTGTTCGAACAGTATGACGTCTATTACCAGGAACTTCTAGGCAGCGTCCTGCTTTTAACAAACAATAGTATTGTACATCAAGTATTTCTGTTCGTTCTGCTGCGCGTAAGTAAAAAGATAATGCACCTGCAAACTGCCCACTATTAAAGTAGTAGTCTGCAATTTGCATATTATTTACACTGTTTTCTGTATCTGCAGCATATATTTGTAGCAGTGTAGTTATGTCGTGCATATATCTTCCATAAGTTTGGCAGGTACTTTTAGTACAAACGAACAATTATCCTGAAATCCAAACGTTAATATAAAATTATTGTCCAACTTAGTCATACCAGTACAAAATTCTATATCAGCATTTAAAAAACTAAATTCAGGCGTCCACTTGTGTACATTCCAATCATTGTCCCAGAATATAAAACAATGTCTATATACAGCATTTTTTGCACCAATTTCTGAACGAAATAAATTTACAGTGTGTACACAAGCAAAACTGTAGCGGTCATTTAATCTAATTACTTGTGAACCACCACGAAAGTCTTTGTAAAAATATGTATAAGTACCCATAAAAGTACTTTTAGTTTTATTAGTTTCTAAATCTACTTTAACAATTTCTGATGGGTTACACCACTTCATATAGTGAAATGGCATCTCCTCGATGGGCATCCAGTTCTTTTCACAATAACTATTATCATCACCTGTAGATGCAATTCTAAATCTTGAAAACTCTTTTGCACTGTCATTAGTTACTTCTATGCCAGATAACTCCATACGGCCCTGACCATGTGGAGTAGTATCTCTGCGAACACCAGTAGCATAAAGAGTATTGTTCCATCTAACTAATCTAACATCTTCTAAACCTACAAATTCCCATATAGGTTTTACATCTAGTTTACTAGTATCTATTTTTAATACTTTTTGTGTTTGTAGCGTATTGCGATCTAATTCGCTTAAATAATTAGTAGTTGTTAGGGTCATATCATTTTCAGGATTTAAATATGATAGAGGACCCCACTGTGAATCAAACTTACACTTTTCAGCGTGATATAGTGTATACTGACAATGTCTAATATTTACTAGCAACTTGTCTAGCATCTTATCATAATATACGGACGGATTAAAAATTCCTGTTCCATTAGTATACTTAAAATCTAGGAATAATGGCTGAATACTGCCGCCATTATCTAGCACTAACTTTACAAAATTTTGTTGCATATTTACTTACCACAAATTAGCATAATATCAGTAGCGCTATAACGCTCCTTCATACCTAGCTCAATGCAACTTTGTTTTTGTGCGTAACTACCTGCCATAGGTGCGCCAATTATTAATACAAAAGCTACTACAAAAATTATTACTCCAATTGCGCCTTCTTTAAAGGTATTACTCATACCTGTACTCCAAGTTCTCGGATTTGTTCTAAACTGGCTAATTCGTAAGCAGGCTGCCAACAATACTGTTTTTGCTTTTCGTCCATTAACCACATATGATAAATCCATCCATGTTTCTCCGACAGTTTTTCACTGTATATTTTTGCCAGCGATAAATATCTGGCACTCCACACTGTTTCTCCAACAGCAAACTTATCACGAGCAGCTCCATCTGGTATAAGCTGCGGATTAAAGTAAGTTTGTCCAGGCACTCGTAGCGGAACACTATACTCATCTAATACTTGTTTGATGATAGTTACGCCACGATATGTGCTTTTAGTAATTGCATCAATAGTAGCACCACTAAGATATTCTTGAATAATAAATATCTTCTCATCCTTAGTAACAGCCTTGCCACGTAGTTTAGCACGTTGTTCCGCAGTTCTACGTTGACGTTCCTTAAACTGCTCTAATATTGTAGCAAGTCTAGTAGTATTATATGTCATGCCAAGCATCTGACATGCATCTTTTTTAGTAATTGGTTTTTTACCTTCTTCAGGTTCTAGCAATCTAATTACACGACTAAGATTGCTGTCTGTCATCTTTTCTTCTTCAAGCTCAGTCCTGCGTTTTCTTGCCACTAGATTCTCCAGAAGTAAAAGGCGGCACTAGGCCGCCACAATTATGCTGCTTTTAAGACACTAGCAAAGTAAACTGCGGCTTTGCCGGTAAGTTTGCCAAGGATGTCGTCATCAATAGGACCTCCCTTAGCCTCAATCGCGGCTTTGAGTGCTGCAATCGAATCTTCTTTTGACACGCGTTTAGTACCTTCGCCTGACGAAGTTTTAGTTGTCTTAGCTGAACCGGCACTGGAGTCTTTCTTAACATATACTCCAGCTTGAACAAGCACCATACGTACGCCGTTTGGTGACATTTCAATTTCCTCTGCAATATCTTTGATGATTTCAGTTGAACTTTCAGGAGTTGGGCCTGCCTGCTCATACATTTCAATAACTTTAGCTTTGAGTTCATCTGTCCATGCGCTTTGGGTTGCCATAGTTGTAATTATCCTTTAGTGTATATTTGGGTTTTGTTTGGGGTTAAGTGTTTCTATTAAATCGCGTTCTAATAGCTTATGATACATTGCTTCATTACTGGCAACTAACATATATAGTAGTGAGCTTGGAATTAAACTTTCTGGCAACTCATCTAGGCTTTTGCCGTTTTCAAAACACAGTTGCTCTAGTTTAGTTCTTAACTCTATACCATACTTTACTGTTTCATGAATTTGAATACTGTCCCATATTCTAAATTTAGACATACTCTACTTGAACATCAGTCATACCTTCAGGCTTAAAACGCCTGTAGTTATGCTTGAGATCAAAATCCTGTAATAGTTGCATAGTTTCCTCATGTTGTCGACGACGTAGGTCACCCATAACTTGAGTAAATTTAGCAAACTCGCTTTCATCGAGATTTGTAATATCCCAACCCTCGACAAACTGAGTAGGTGTTACTAGCTCAATAACGGCACGTTTACTAATATCACCACCTGATTTAGTATAAGTAAATTCTAGGAGTTTCATTGATAGCCTTTCATCATCAACAGAAATAATATTATACAGTGTTTAACAAACACTTTCAAATAGAAAATTTTAGTCTTGTTTTAATATTTCCGACCTTAACGCTTCTTTAAACAGCTTGCCTTTTTCTTCGCTGAATATTGGTATAAATATGCTAGGTGCTATTAATATAGATAAAGCTATATAAGTTAAACTACTAATTATAGGGCTACGAGTAAACGTATTATCTATATTTAAACGCCTAGCTTCATGGACTATGGGTATGTAAAAGAATAACCAACAACATATACCTGTAGTTACTGCAAATACAAGATATAGTGTTAGGGCATCCATACTTGGCGACCGTACCTATCGTGCGCTCGCGCACCAATTGAAAAGTCAACCTTGCTAAGTTGTGCAACTTTTATACCTACTTTTGGCTTATTGTATCCTGCCAGCGCTTCTAGTTGAATTTTATGATTACTGTTAAACATATCACGATTAACAAATCCTGCAAATTGCTTAAACAGTTTGGCAATTTTAATATTGCCTGGTGTCCACTGTGGGTCTTTGGGCGTTGCGCGACGATATTTAATAGATTGTGTGGCTTTTTGTGCTACTTGATCGTTTGGGTGATTTTTAAGATGTTTTGCTAATTTACGTTTGCGATTTGTTTCCCAGATTTTATTGCTTTTATACCTAGTCCAGTAGTTCTGGTCACTCTTACTACTAGTTTTGCCTTTGGCCATTTATACCTCAATACAATTAATTAATGATTCCTCAGTGTCCCACAACCAATCTTGGAGATCAACAGCACTGTCAATTCCGTCAGGTACATGGTCATAGTCTAAGAAGTTTAGCATTGCATCTAGTGGATCAGTACCAAAGACGATTTCTAGATCAATGCCCGCATCCTGCGGATGTTGAAAAGCTACAACATATTGTCTATCTTGTTTCATAATCCTTTCCTTGAATATCGAATAAATATTATAGCAAAATACGAGTGATAAGTCAATATAATTTTTTTAGAACAAAAAACCCAGCCTAAGCTGGGTTTAGTATTTGGTGCCCCCTCACGGAGTCGAACCGCGCACCAACGGATTATGAGTCCGCTGCTCTAACCATGCATGAGCTAAGGGGGCTAAAATCCTATATATTTATGCCTAATAAGATTTAAGTCATATTTATTATATCCAGGATCATTTTGTGGGTTATTGTATGGATAGCGATTACTGGGTGTAAATTGCCACCAATTATCTCCCCACTTGTTAGTTAAGTAATATCCTTCATTTACCTGTCTAGCATAATCTAGTTTAGCTTTTAAGGAGGTATCTTCTCGCCAAGTTTGACTACCGCTTTTAGCATACTCTAGGGTTTCGCCATGATAGTAGGGTTTTGTTATAAACGCTTTGCTAATTGGTTCACTAATAAAGCGTAATAAGTAGTCCCAATCTTCACAGTAGGCTGGATATAGGTTTTCATCAAATAATCCATACTTTTGTACTACCCAGTCTTTTATTAAAAATATATCCCAGGTACCAACACCAAACTCCCCACTAGCACCATGTACCATGCCTATGTCTGGATTGTTGGCATGAAAACACATATCTTCTAAAAAGCCACTAGTAAAAGCTACATCATGATTTACAATAATCCAATAAGGACTCATCATATAGCTTTTAATAATTAGGTTCCAAGCAGCAGGACAACCAATATTAGTTGGCAGGTGACAGATGTGTAGATTTTTTATATGGTTGCTGTTTAGCTGTAAATTATCTAGCTCTTTTGTAATTTGTCCGCGGCCATTATTATTAAACACAACAAAGTTATCTACTGGATAATCTATGCTAGCAATTAGTCGTTGTAACCAGTGTACGCCATTTACTATAGCAGTACCAATTACTGGTATGCTAGTCATTATCAATTCTTTCCAGAACTGTTAGTCCATTATTAACTGTTCTGTGTATTTTAAAGCGCCAATGCGGATTAGCAATTAAAAATTCTATAATAGCTGGTAGTAGCCCTTGCCCACCACCACCTTCTCCACTAACGCCATAGGTATGTGTATCATGAAATGCTAAATATTTTTGTGCTTTATTTCCATGCAATTTTAATTCCTGACTTAATTGATCGTATGTATGCCAAGTATCAATGAATAGTAAGTCAACTGGCTCAATATCTAATTTTAGTACGTCTGCTTGTTCGTAACTAACATCCTTTCCTAAACTACTAGCATAGTGAAATAGTGCTAGTACTTTCTCGTCTAGTTCAAGATCATAAGCACGTAGTTTAACATTTGCACTTAAAAATGCTCTAGTACTCTGCCCGTCGCGAGTACCCATTTCAGTAACACTAGCACAATCTATAGCTAATTGTTTTAATATTGGCAGATGTTGATTTATATCTGTTTGCATATTGCAAGCAGCTAAATATTCATTATCTAGTAGATTTCTGCCATTATTTGCATATTGTGGTAACAAATAATCACGAATATTAGTGTGTTCAAATAACTGTTTTGGCAGTAAATCCTGCGAGTATTCTACTAGAACGGTATCTACTTCACCACTTGGCGAAATTCTTCCTGCCATTGGCTCCTCATGGTGAAGCTTAGCCATTTCGTTACCATTATAGCTATTGCCCTTAATAAAACTAAATGTATCATTATAGTGCGTAAACGAACGGCGTTTTACTGCACGTTTTTCTGGGCCACCCATCCAACTAAAATGCCAGCCCATATCTTCTACACGAATACCATCTTGGTGTAAATAGCTAATAGTAAATGGGTTGTCTACATTAGATCTAATTTGTGTAGGAGTAGCACGCTGTAAATGTTGTTTTGTACACATAAACATGCCACCATCCCAATGTTTGGGACTACCATCTATCTTAAATACTCTAAGATTTGCCTTTCCTTCTAGGTGCACTAGTGGAACTTTAATTATGTTATTAGGATGTGCAAGCACAGTATTAGCCAACCAATCTAAGTAAGCTGGATTGATAATTTCATCACTGTCACTAACTAAAAACAGTGTATTATCGCTGTACTTATCAATTGATTGTAGTAGACTGTCTTTTTGTAGTCGCTCTCTGGTTCTAGCACGTATAGAATCATGATTTTTGTTATTTTCATAACAATTAAAAACATCAATTAATTCTACTGGAAGATTATTATCTTCAGGAATAGTTAATTGTATAATTTCAATTTTATCGCGTGGTAGACCTAATTCACTAATCCGCTGATCTAACATATACTCGCAAGGTAGGCCACTATGAGTTTTATTAGATTCGCAAATAATAAATTTATCTACATAATCTTTTAGTACATTAATTCTTAATTGTAGTAGTTCTTTTCCTGTTTGGTCAAAGTAGGGGAAAAAATCTATAATTTGTTTTTGCATTATCTAACTCTTGTTGGTACTCGGTGACAGTTTCGAACTGCCGACCCTCACGGTGTAAACGTGACGCTCTACCACTGAGCTAACCGAGCGTATTAATTTACTAATACACGACTAATTGCTGTTATAACGCTAGCAATACGGCCAATATCACGTAGTTGTTCTACTGTATAGCCTTCTTTTTTAAGTGTATCGTAATGTGCTTTTACACAAAAATGACACTTGCCTACAATTGAGGCAGCTAAACTGTAGGCCTCAAATTTAGCTTTAGTAGTGAAACCATGTGTGTTAATAGCGTTCATACGTAGTTGTGCTGGCAGCCCACTAAGTTGCTCGTCACCAGCCATTTCTACATATGGATACCACGTATTATTTTGTGCCATTAGACTAGCTGCAGTAATAACAGCATAAGCTTCTTGACTATCAGTCATTTCAGTTTCTAGCCATGTCCACAATTTATGATTACCTGTGGCAAATGCAGCTGCTAGTGCAATATATTCAGCATCTTCACCTAATGAGCTACGCTTAATTACGTTATCTAAATTTAGTTTTGCATCTTTAGCATAGTCTGGTACGGCTTGCTTGACTTTGTCTACCCAGTGCGTCACAGTGTTGCTCCGCCTACTGTACGGTTGCAGGCACAAAGTTCACCAGTTTGTAGTGCGTCTAACACACGTAATGTTTCTTCTGGCGATCTACCTACGTTTAGGTTATTCACTGTAACATGCTGAATAACATTGTCTGGGTCGACGATAAATGTTGCACGTAGTGCTGCACCTGCTGGTACATAAAATACGCCCAGCTGTTCAATTAGGCTAAGGTTTTTATAGCCAATGCCAAAATCATCGTCCATCCACTCATTACCACGACGTTGTGTATCAGCAAATTGAATGTGCTTGATCTTAGCCAAATCCTCGTGACTACGTTGCCAAGCAAGTTTGCAGAATTCATTGTCAGTGCTGCCTGTTAATAGAACGGCATCACGGTCTTGGAAGTCCTGAAACAATTTATCATATGCCACAATCTCAGTGGGACATACAAATGTAAAATCTTTGGGGTAGTATACTAAGACTTTCCACTTGCCTGGAAAGCTGGTTTCAGTAATATCAAAAAACTGGTCACTGCCTGGGTTGATGCCAGTTACTAGAAATGGTTTTAATTTATCGCCTACTGTTTTCATAAATACCTTGTGTTGTGTGGAGCGGCAAATCGGTCTCGAACCGACAACATCCTGCTTGGAAGGCAGGTGCTCTACCAATTGAGCTATTGCCGCGT